CATGGAATTGTAGACTGTGTAGTTGTAAAAGATTTATCACGATTTGGAAGGGAGTATATTGATTCCGGGAAGTATATCGAGAGATTATTCCCGGCTCTTGGCGTGCGTTTCATTGCCATCAATGACAATTATGATAGTCTTAAGGGAAAAAATCAGTCTGATGAAATTATTATCCCATTTAAAAACTTAATCAACGATGCATATTGTCGTGATATTTCTATTAAGATCAGGAGTAATCTTGAGATAAAGAGAAAAAAGGGCGAGTGCGTAACTCCATTCGTGGCATTTGGATACCGGAAGAAAAAGGAAGACAAGCATAAATTAGAGATTGATCCATCAGCTGGCAGTGTTGTACAGGATATTTTTAAGATGAAATTACAAGGAATGAGTCAGGATGCAATCGCTAATCGTTTAAATGAACTGGGCGTACTTTCTCCATTTGAGCATAAGATCAGCAATGGCAGTCATTATGAAACCGGATTCCGGCAGAAAGAACAGGCTCTTTGGAGTTCTGTTACAGTCCGCAGAATACTGGAAAACGAAGTGTATATTGGAAACCTTGTACAAGGAAAAAGAACGACACCGAACCATAAAGTAAAGCAGTCCTATGTAAAACCAGAAGAAGACTGGATTCGGATTGAAAAAAATCATGAAGCACTTGTAAGTGACCGGGATTTTGAAATTGTTCAGAGACTTCTGGGAATGGATACAAGAACTGCCCCTGATAAAACACAGGTATATTTGTTGTCAGGAATTGCAGTATGTGCAGATTGTGGAGCACCAATGACAAGAAAGGTTTCCACTGTGGCAGGGAAAAAATATGCTTATTATTTATGTTCTACAAATAAAGAAACAAAGCGATGTTCCAGCCATAGAATACCGGAAAAGGATTTGGAAGATGCCGTACTGGTGATGCTGAAACAGCATATTAAGAATATTTTGAATCTAAAAAGAGTGTTGGAGTTTATAGGCACTGTGCCATTTCAGGAAATCAATATGAAAAAATTGCAAGACAGGCTGGAAAAGAAAAAGCAGGAGACAGAACGATGTAAGGAACTTCGCATGATGCTTTATTCGGATATGAAAGAAGGAATTGTATCAAAGGAAGATTATGTTGAACTTCACGCTGCCTACGGAAAAAGACTTAGAAATGCGGAAGAAAATATCCGGGTAATACAGAAGGAAATGGATAAAATGCTTGAAAAGGCGGATAATTCCAATACCTGGCTGGATTATTTTGTGAAATATCAGGATATTGAGAAACTGTCCCGTACAGTAGTGGTAGAACTGATTCGTGAGATTAAGGTGTATGATAAAAAGAACATAGAGATTGTCTTTGATTTTGATGATTGCTATCAGGCACTACTGAAACAGCTCCCGGATATGGGAGTTGATGCCATGATGGATTGTAATAACAATTTACAGGTCAAGGTAAAGGAGGTTGTATAAAATGGCACGAAAAAGTAGAAAAAACATTTCAGAAGTGGTCAGCAGTGCAGCCATCCAGGAAGAAATGAAAAGACCATTCCGGGCAGGGTTATATGCCAGAATCTCTATGGAAACAGAGGAAACCAGAGAGAGGGGAACAATAGACACGCAGGTTGAACTGATGAAAAATTTTGTTGCCGATACAGAAGATATTTCCATTGCAGATGTTTATAAAGATTCTGATTATTCCGGTACGAATTTTGAGCGTCCTGGATTTATGCAGATGATGGAAGACATCAAGCAAGGGAAAATTAACTGTGTGATTGTAAAGGATTTGTCCAGGCTCGGCAGAAATTATGTAGAAACGAGTAATTATATTGAGCGAGTATTTCCGTTCTTTCATGTGCGTTTTCTGGCAGTGACAGATGATTTTGATTCATTCAGAGAAGGAGTAGATCTGACTGTCCCACTAAAGAATATCATCAATGAGTTTTATTCCAAAGATCTTGCAAAGAAGAGCAGAAGTGCAAAAAAAGCACTTTGGAAAGAAGGAAAATTCACCAGTGCTTGTGAGCCATACGGTTACAGAAAGTCAGAAGAGGACAGACATCAGTTAATTGTTGATAAAGAAGCCGCTGAACATTTGAAAAAAATCTTTGCTATGTATATGGATGGATTGAGTTATAGTGATATTGCAAAACAACTCAATAAAGATGGCGTTTTGTCCCCGGTTCTGCAGAGAGAATTTCATAAAACAGGGGAAAAACCGCTTTCAGAGACGAAGCCCTGGAATAATTATGAAGTGAAGCGGGTGCTTCAGGATATCCATTGTACAGGAGATTCAGTATATGGAAAATACCAACAGAGTGTTTTTCAAGGGAACAAGCAGAGAAATTGTCCGGAGAGTGAATGGATCTATGTGGAAAATACACATGAAGGAATCATAGATAAAGCATTATTTCAACAGGTACAGGAAAAAATCCGGGAGTTTACGGAATCATACAAAAACAGGCATCAGCTGAATAATGGCTCTATCCGAAATCAGAATTATTATACAGGAAAGATATGGTGCGGAGGCTGTGGCAACCGTATGATTCTATCAAGAGAAAAATCTGGTACTTTCTATTATATCTGTGGTGCCAATGCGAACCACAAGGCAGGAGGAAATCAGTGCAAAGGTCATAGAGTCAAAAAAGAATATGTGGATGAAGATGTTCTACGTCTGATTCAAGCGCATATGAAAACAGTTCTGGATACAGAAAAAATGATTCGGGAAATGAATACCGCTTCCAGAAATCAGACAAAGTATCAACTTTTGGATAAAGAGGTGGGAAAGCTTCGGAGGGAACTGAGCCGTATTAGTAAGCGGAAAGCTGATTTATATGAGGATTATACAGAACGCCTGATCACAGAAGAGGAGTACCTACAGTTCTCACGTATTTATTCCAATGAAATAGAGAACATCAAGAGCCGTCTGGATACAGTATTGACGGCACAGGTACAGTATTCAAAAGATTATCATATCGAAGAAGGGTGGGGAGATACAATACATACTTATATGTCAAAGCGTAAACTTACGAAAGAAATGGTGGACGCCTTTGTGGATTCGGTTATTATCCATGGTAAGTATGACTATGAAATCAAGCTGGTATATGATGACCAGTTTGCCGAGTTGCAGCAATTAAAGAAAGAGAAGGAGGCACAGTCAAGATGACAGAGAATAGAAAAATAGCTATTTATATCCGTTTATCTATAGAAGACGAAAATGTAGATGGCAGAACAAAAAAGGAAAGTGACAGTGTGACTTCTCAGAGAATCCTGTTGAAATCGTTTGTGATTGAACAGCTGGGTGTTGACGAAACTGATATCCTGGAATATGTGGATGATGGTGTCAGTGGCACACATTTTAAACGCCAGGGTTTTCAACAGCTGCAGGAAGATATGAAAGACGGAAAAATTGGCTGTGTAGTAGTGAAAGATTTTTCAAGATTTGGAAGAGACTATCTGGAAGTTGGATTTTATATTGAATATATTTTTCCACTTCTTCAGATACGGTTTATTTCAATTAATGACAGCTATGATAGTGCGGCAAGCAGTGGGATGACAGGTGGTATGAATGTAGCACTGAAAAATCTGGTATATAATATGTACAGCCTGGATTTATCAAAAAAAATTTCATCTGCTATGCAGACAAGGATGAAGAATGGCACAAGACTTCCGGTAAATGCCAGATATGGGTATAAAAAGGGAAAAGATGGAAGGCTTGAGATTGATCCAGATGCTGCAGAGGTTGTAAAGATGATTTTTCAGATGGCGGCTGAAGGAACGAGCTTTGCTGAAATTACAAGAGAGCTGAACAGGCGGGGAATTGCTACCTGTGATGAACAAAAATTATCAAGAGGAGATCAGGTACAGTTTAGACGGTTTGATACGATCAAAAAGAAACACTGGAGTTCTTCGACAGTAGCTGCAATCATACGGGATGAAATTTATATTGGAACCAGGATTTGGGGAAAGTCACGCTGTAGTATGCACACTGGTCATAAGGCAGTCCTGAATAATGAAGAGGAATGGATTCGATTAGAAAATCATCACCCTTCAATTATTGGCAGAGAATTATTTGAAAAGGCGAATAGGATGCATCCGAAAAAAAACAGAGGCGTTGCAGAAACAAGAACGAATTATACCCTGGAAAGGCGGAAAAAACAGCCTGCGTTGATATTGTGTGGACATTGCGGGCATTGTCTGGTGAGGGAAACAGAACACCTGATGAAATGCTCAGATGGGCGTACCAGTGGTGATCATGTTTGTAGAAGCTTGGTGATTAGGCGTGAGCTAATGGAAAAGAATATACTGGAGCTTGTTCATCAGTTCGCAACGTCCATGTTAGAAAGACGAAATACTGTTGAATCAAAAAAACAGGATAAAGCGAAGGGGACGAATATCGCAGAATTGTTGAAACAGAGCCGACAGCTGTCTTCTGAAAAGTTGAAACTTTACGATGCGTACAAAGATGACCGCATTGACCGGGAAGTGTATAAGCAGAAAGCAGAACAGATAGGAAGACAGCTTGAAGAGATCAGACGAATGGTAGAAGAGTCTGAACATGATGCAAAGATGCTTGAACAGGACGATAGTGCGAAGAAAATGAAATTGGAAGAATTTCTGAATTTGAAAAAATTTGATACAGAGAAGTTACGGGAGATCATCAAGGTTATCCGGGTGTATAGCCAGGAAAACATTGAAATTGAATGGAATTTTGATGATGTATTTCTGAAACAGAGATAAAATGCTCTGGACAAGAGCGATTTTGTGGAAGATAATAAAAGTGCTGGGGAGTATCTGATTGAAATAGACAGGTACTTTCCAGTAAGAAAAATGAAATTTTTTTTGTCCTATACTTGACACATCCACATGTATGCCGACACACCTATTGCAGCAATATGGCAAAATCAGGAATGAATCCAAAGACGTTACAGTACCTCATGGGGCATTCGGATATAAGTGTTACAATGAATGTGTACACGCATATCAGTTTTGATGATGCTGAGGAAGAATTGAAACGTATGGAAGAGTTTAGGAAGGCGCAGGCGGAGGTTGAGCAGAAGAAGGAGAAACCGATGTCGCAGAAAGTGTTTAAAGTTGTATAATATGGAAATGGGATGACGCTCTGGTATAGACTGGGGCGTTATTTTTGTGGAAAAAAGTAGGTTCAGAGGATATAATATAATCAGGGTGATTTAGGAAGATGGGAAAAGCGGTTTTGATTTCATATGAAAGGAATGGTTGTGAAATGTATTACGATGAAAAAACAGCGGAGAAGCCAGAAAAATGGCCTGCGAATGCTCGTGAACAGATTTTAGATACATTATGTGAATGTGTAGAAGAATTTAGGAAAAATCCGTCTTATAAGACAAGAGAAGTCCTTTTGTCTTTAACGTGTGAGCATGATTTGAATTTGAATGAGAATTCTGGATTGGTTCGTGTAACCGAGTATGAAGTTGGGATACTGAATTTTCTCTATTTAGTTGGTAATGCATATCAAATATCTTCATTAAAAACATATATATACAATATTATAACGCAGGTAACTAGATTACAGAAAATTACTTCTTGGTTTAATCCTGTGATTAATTGTGATGAAGAAAATACATATCGTGTAATACCATATGAACAGGGGCTTATGTTCCCACTGAGATTGTATCACATAGCGTATCAAAAGTTCACAATAGAAAAGAATAAGTCATTTGCAGAACAATTAATAGAAATTGTAGAGGAAACGTTAAAAAGCTGCCAAACGGAAGAAGAGATTGATACCTTGACTCATTCATATACATCTATGTTACTGGATATTAGTAATATGCATGGAAGTAAAAGAGAAAAGTTATGGGAATTTACAAGAGAAGAATTATACAAATTATTAGCAATAGAAGCAAAACTACTTAGAATGAATAAGCAGCCTGCAAACATTCGACCAGTTAAGGGTGTGCTTATGATGATGATAAGCAATTTCATTTTAAAATCGAGAAATGGGTATAATAATGATTATATT